CCGACCTGGCTGGCCAAGGAGGCCATCAAGCGCATGGACGACGGCCTGGACATGTCCGAAGCTGTCCGGGCTGCGCTGCCGTCCATCGTCCAGATGAACGCCCAGAAGCAGATGGCAGAGGTCGAGGCCTCCCAGGATCCGAACATGCAAGGCGCAGCCGGTGGTCAACCGGCCGCCCCGGATCTAGCTCCTGGCTCCCCCGCCGGCGGCAACGTGAACGTCAACCCCCAGGTCCCGAACATCCCGCAGCCTAAGATGTATGGGGTCCCCCAAAATGGGGTTTAAGCTCTTATTGCCAGGCAGCCAGGAGCTGAAAGACTGAATTTGTGAGCGAGACGCTAAATAGCACCGGGTCGGAACCGTCGATCGACCCCACATCCACGACCCAGGCGCCCATCCAGGCGCCTGTTGAGCAGAACGCAGCGCCCCAGGTAAGCGCTGCGCCGGAAGCTCCGACGCTAAACGAAGGCACCGCTGGTTCGTCACCGGCGGGCGACACGGACGCTAACAAGAAGATCAGCCTCTTAGACGTGATTAAGACCGCGTCTGAAGGCAAATCTGACACGGCATCGTCCACCGTGGGGGATCAGAAGGTATCCGCGCAGGGATCCGCAGCCGATGGCCAGGGCTTGGACAGCCAGGGTCAGAAGAAAGCCCCCGATGCGCAGGAGCTACCGTTCCACAAGCACCCGCGCTGGCAGGAGATGGTCGCAGAACGCGAAACCTTGAAACCCAAGGCAGAGCAGTTCGAGAAGATCAACAACTTCATGACCAGCAACGGCCTCACGCCGCAGGAAATGGCTGAGGGCATGTATGTCATGGCGCTCATGAAGAACAGCCCCGCTGAGGCGTATCAACGCCTTAACGGTTATGTTCAGAACCTGGCTCGCTTCACGGGGGACGTTCTCCCGCCGGAGCTTCAGAGCAAGGTTGATGAGGCGCTGATCGACAAGGAGTCAGCGAAGGAGCTCGCCCGGCTGCAAGCTGAGCGTGACTTCATCCTGTCTCGACAGGCCCAGGCATACCAGCGCTCCCAACAGGAGCAGGAATACATCCAGCAGCAACAGGTCGTCGCGCAGTCACAGGCCATGGTCAACGCGGTGAGCCAATGGGAACAGGTAGAACGATCCAGGGATCCGGAATGGTCCGCGAAATACGAGATGGTGCAGGACCGGGTGAAGGCCCTCCTGGCAGAACGGCCGGCAAGCAGTCCGTCGGAAGCTATTGAGATCGCACGTCGCGCTCTCTCCGATGTGAACGCTCGCCTACGGCCTCTTGCCGGGAGAAATACGCCGCTTAGGGTTCCGACTAGCTCAATGTCGTCCGTCAGCGCCTCGCCGGCGCCACGCAGCCTGGCTGACGTGATCCGGCTGGGACTCCAAACCTAAAAAACGAACCAGACTACCATGCCCTCCACGTTCTCCTCCCTCGACCACATCGTCGCGTCGGCCCTCGACTACCACGTCAAGAGCGACGCGTTCGCCCAGACCATCCAGGAAAAGCCCCTGCTCGCGTTCATGAACAAGCGCAAGCAGACCTTCCCCGGCGGCAAGGGTGACATCACCATCCCGATCACCTTCCACGACACCCTCCCTGGCATCCACGGCTACGAGGGCGACGAACAGGTGTCCTACGACAACCCCGGCAACACGAAGCGCGCGTCCTTCCCCTGGAAGGAAATCCACGCTGGCATCAAGGTCACGCTGACCGAGCTCAAGATCGACGGTATCTCCGTCTCTGACAGCACGACCGGCGAAAGCACCTCCAAGCACAGCAACCGCGACGTGACCGTCCTCACCAACATCCTCAAGGCCAAGCTCGACGACATGTCCGAAGGCTGGGCCCGCGGCATGAACCAGATGTTCTGGAAGGACGGCTCCCAGGACGCCAAGGTCGTCGCCGGCTTGATGAATTTCCTCAAGCCCGGCCTCGCCATCACCGGCGGCGCTACTGATCTGAACGCCACCGGCACCACCGGCGGTATCTCCCGCGCGACCAACGCCCTCTGGCGCAATCGTTCGGACAAGTTCACCTATCAGTCCGGCCAGACCAACATCATCGACGCCCTCCGCAAGGAAGTGCGCCAGCTGAAGCGCTACGGCGGTAAGCCGAACGCGATCTTCTGCGGTTCCGGCGCCCTGGAGAAGCTTGAGAAGGAGATCCACTCCAAGGGTCTTTACACTCAGACCGGCTTCACCGGCTCCAACACCGTCGGCATGGGCGCCACCAGCCTCCTGGGCATCGGTGAGTTCGTCTATGACCCGACCCTGGATGACCTCCCCCAGGCTGACGGCACCGGCAACCAGACGGACTACTGCTACATCATCGACTCCGATGCGCTGCAGCTCTACGTCATGGACGGCGAAGAAAACAAGACCCACAACCCGGCTCGCCCCGAAGATAAGTATGTTATCTACAAGGCCATGACCTGGACCGGTGGCCTTGTGACCAAGAAGCTCAACAGCTCCGGCGTCTACAAGTTCGCCTAAGCGGACTTAGATCCTACAAACAGGGGCCCTGGTTAACTCCAGGGCCCTTTTATTTGTTTGCGCGGCCAGGCCGCCTGGACAGATTACCAGGCCTATGCAGACCGCTATCGTAGAGATCCTCCTCAACGGCAACATCCAGCATACGACGACGCGCCGCGTGACACCGGCTGAGATCGTCGTGCTGCGCCACATCCACGGCGACGACTCCGTCGTGGCCCCCCTGGAGATCGAGTCCATCAAGCGCAGCAACACCGACGAAGTGAACCGCCTCAAGTCGGTCTACGGCGACGATGTGTTCAAAGCCGTTTTCCCCGGCGCCATGCCCAAGGTGCCTACCGATCTCTCCGAGGTCGGCGTCGAGATCGGCGCCAAGCCCAAGGACGAGCCCAAGGCCTAACCAGACATGGCCAGGAACACTAGTCTCCTTAGTCTGCGCGACCAGCTCAGAGCCGAGATTGGTGCGTCTCCCAACGTGGCCATGGGCGTCAACGCGGTCGAACAGTTCGATCAGCTGCTGCGCCGAACACAAGAACGCCTGTGGCAGGACTTTGATTGGTCCTTTGGCGTGATCGACCGGGACGAGCCGCTGCTCGCCGGTCAGCGCTACTACGCGTTTGATCCGGACATTGATTTCGACCGGATCATGTGCGCCCACGTCAAGTATAGCGACATTTGGCACCCGATCAGCTACGGGATCGGCCTGGATGAGCTCAATAACTATGACTCTGACCAGGGCGACGCCACGGAGCCGGCGCTGCGCTGGCGTCATTACGAGGGCAATCAGTTTGAGATCTGGCCGGTTCCGACGACGAACAATCAGATCTTGCGCTTCCGGGCCGTCCGCAAGCTCCCCCCGCTTATTGCGACGACCGACGTCGCACTCCTGGACGACACTCTGATCGTCCTGTTCGCAGCTGCCGAACATCTGGCCAGGACCAAGGGCCAGGACGCAGCTGCCAAGCTCAGCCAGGCTCAGAGCCATTACAACCGGCTTAAGGGCATGGGCCTCAAGACAGACCGGTTCATCTACGGCGGCGGCCTTAACGACGGCCCGCGCATCCGTTACATCGGCGGCCGATCCGTGTGGGACGATCGCCCCTCTTAATTTATGCCATACATCGTCGTTGAAAACTTCAAGGGAGGCCTTGATACGCGACGGCATAAGCTGTCCTCAGCTCCTGGAACATTGACCGGCCTGGTCAACGCGCACGTCACGCGCGGGGGTGAGATCGAGAAGCGCAAGGCCTTCCACCTTACCTACACGCTGCCGGCCGGGACGTTCGGCCTGGAGACGAGCTCCGGGTCCGTCTATGTGTTCGGATCCTTGGATCTGGCCGGGCAGATGCCGGCCGGCGTGACCTACCAGCGCCTGGTTTCGCCGGACGGCGCCAGCAACGCCATGACCGAAGTGATCTATTCGACGGTATACGGAGGCAAGCCGTTCGTCATAGCCAAGTATGCCAACGGCAACAAATACCCGTTCTGGGACGGCGCCTACATCAAGGACTTCAGCTCCGGCATCGTCACGGCTGCCATGATGAATAACGCCGGCATCGCGGCGCACCTGGCCTCCGTGTTCTCCTATACGAACAACGAGAACCAGCCTTATTCGATCCAGGTGATCGATGGGAATAAGCTGCGAATAATCGGTCCTCCTGGCGTCGAGTTTGAGGGCAGCATGATCAAGAATTCCGATCCGGCTACGGACGGCGTCGTGATCCAGAAAAAGACCGACCCTACCGCGGACAATAAGGCCAAGGGGTCTTTCGTAGTCTTGAACGGATCTGCCTCGACGGCTGCGTCGATGAGCTACGCGCTGCGCCAGCATAATTACCCAGGATTGCCAGACGCTATCGGAGTCTGGGTAGCCTATCCCGATGGATCAGCCAAGGAGCTGCTTGGCTTCCCGGCGCCGCTGCCTCCTCCTGTCTTGCTCAACTGTTCTACGGTTGACGGAAGCGCTACGGTTACGACGGCAGACACGACGGGAATAACCGTTGGAATGACCGTGACCGGGACCGGTATCCCGGACCTGGCAAAGGTTAAGGCTCTTTGGGATGATGGAACGAACAAGGGCTTTACCCTAACGGATGGGCATGAAGCTACGTTAGATCAGACAGACGTAGAGCTGACCTTGCGCCAGCCTGTTATCGCGACGATCCAGGGATTTGGCGCCTGGAGCATGGCCGGCGGTATCGGCGGCGATCCTGGTCAGCGCTACGCAGCTGCTTTCGCGACCTACGTCAACGCGAACAGCGGAAACACCGGATACACGGCAAGCTATTGGCATGGGGGTGGCGGTTGGAATAAGTGGGATCCAGGCGCATGGTCGCTTTACGCCCCGGCAGCCGACTACGAAACAGCCAACGGCAGATCCGTATGGATCGAGTTTGCCGGCCAACCAGGCTATCCTGGCTCAACCGGCGGTAACCCTGGTGATAATTTCTTCAGCTACGCAGCTGATACGATCATGCCAAGCCCCTACTATAGGCCTGGCGAGGATAGATCCCTGCCCACCGGAAGGTGGATCATGAAAACGATGGGCTATACCAATGGAGTCCTGGCCGGCGGGACGTTCAACGGGATCAGCAGCGTGACGGTTGACGGCGTCGAGGTCCTTGGATCTCGCGTTGCCTGGGTTAACTCAAACAGCTCCCTGGCGCTTAACGTCGTTAGCCAGATCAACACATACCTATCGACGACCGAATACACGGCCTCCGTGTCTAACAACACGACGGTCAACATCGAGGCCATGACCGGAACCGGCGCCTCTGCCAACGGTCGCAACATCTCAGCCACGCCGGTAGGGTCCGTAACGTTGTCCGCGTTTTCTCCGTTCTCCGGCGGGACCAACCTTATCCAGGCGTCGCCGCAGATCATGGAGTTTACGATCTCCGGCACGTTCACGCCTGGAGATAAGTATTCCATCATCATCGTAGACCCGGCGTCGCCCAATCAGCCGTATCAGTTCGGCTTCAACCGCGTCGGCGGCGTCCAGCCTACATTCTCAGCCACATACAAGGGCAAGGAATACCTTGCCTCCGGATCTACCCTATACTTCTCCAAGCTCAACGACGCGACCAAGTGGGGCACCTACGAGCTAGGATCCGGCTTTATCGACATGTCCAATAACTTTGGCGGCCGCGAGGATCTGACCGGTTTCGGCGCCTACCAGGGCTATGTGGCCGTGTTCACCCGTCGTAACTGCCAGCTGTGGTTCTTTGATCCGGACCCGGCTCAGAACGCGCAGAAGCAGATCCTGGACAACACCGGATGCCTGGCGCCAGGATCGGTCGCCGCGGTCGGCGCCGTTGACATGTTTTACCTGGCCGACAACGGGATCAGATCGCTGCGCGCGCGTGAAAACACGGACGCAGCCTACGCCAACGACATTGGCTCGCCGGTCGATCAGCTTGTCATTGACCACATGCGGACTCTGACCGAGGCCGACAAGTATAACGCCAAGTCCATCATCGAGCCGGAGGACGGACGCTATTGGCTGGTCCTTGGGTCCAGGCTGTTCGTCCTATCCAGCTTCTCCGGCTCCGGCATCAATGCCTGGTCCGAATACGAGCCAGGCTTCCAGATCCAGGAGCTCGCCTCCATGGAGAACAAGGTCTACGCGCGCGGATCTAACAACCAGATCTTTGTCTACGGCGGCCTGTCCGGAGGCGTATACGACAGCAGCCCGGTCACCGTTGAGATGCCCTACCTGGATGCCAACAAGCCGGCGTCGTTTAAGTCCGTCAACGGCATTGACGTTACTGTCGAGGGCAAGTGGACCGTTTACCTTGGTTTCGACTACACCAACCCGACAGCCAGGGACGAGGTCGCAACCATGGAGCAGCCTACGTTTGCCCTGGGTCGCATACCCGTCGCCGGCTACGGGACGCACGTCGGCCTCAAACTCACGAGCTCATTCCCAGGCTACGCAAAGCTCGCTAACGTGATCGTCCACTACGACGACCAGCACTCCAAGCATGAAGCTGGTTAACCTTAACGAGCCGGATCTGCTGTTCATCTGCGACAACATGCGCGAGCTTGATCGGCGCGAGATCTACGCGACGCGCTGGACCGACAAGCCAGAGCACCTGGTCGATACCATCATGATCGTCCCGGAGCTTGGATGGGTAGCCAGGACTGAAGCCGGCGTCCCGGTGGCAGCCATCGGCGTCGTCCCAATGTGGGACGGAGTATGGTCCGTATGGATGTTCGCTACCGACAAATGGCCGGAGGTTTCGCTGTCCGTAACCAAGTTCATCAAGCGCGCGCTGCCTCAAGCCATGGCAGACGCCGGCGTCCATCGCGCTCAATGTTACTCCTCAGCTGAGCATAGCGTAGCTCACGCCTGGCTGCGCATGCTTGGCGCCGACAAAGAGTCGGAGATCAAGGCGTATGGAAAAAACGGTGAGGACTTCATTCTTTTCAGCTGGATAAAACAACCCGTGAAAACACACTCCTAACCATGTGCGGATCATCTGGACCAGACTACGGCGCCATGGCCCGCGCCGACGAGCAAGCTCGCCAGGCGCGCATCAAGGAAGGCATGGGCTCGATCGACACTACGTTCAAGCAGTTCGACGATAACTATTTTAAGAAGCGCGAGGAGGCCTACATGGCCGACGCTAAGCCTAAGATCGCGGATCAGCTGCAACAGGTTAACACAAACCTGTCCTATAACCTGGCTCGATCCGGTCTGACAGACTCCAGCGAAAAGACCCGCAACGTGGCCGAGATCAACCGGCAGCTGGACTCAGCTCGCGTCGAGGCCCGTAACAAGGCGCTTGGGCACA